CTGCTGACACAATAGTTGCGGCACTAACACTACCACTGTTACCTGCTACTTCTGTTACAATAAGTCCTTGTGAACTTAAATGTGATATATAATCATTATCGTTATTGTATCCTGTTCCACCTTGGTTATCCGGCAATACTCCACTGGTGTTTGTGCCTAATACTGCTGTATTCAAACCTGCCAGTGTGCCACTGTCTGTGACTTTACTTAGATTTATGTTATCTAATGTTGCTAAATCACCTAATTTTGCGTTAGAACCACTTACAAACCCTACACCTTGTGCTGTCAAGGCACTACTAAAACTTGTTGTGCCAGTTCCACCATTTGCTTCACTGACTTGTCCACTTAAATCACCTGCTGATATACTTTGTGAAGTAAGCCTAACTCCTTCTGCTGTAAACATAGCACTCAAACTGGTTTGTCCTGTGCCTCCTTGGTTCTCGGGCACCGTGCCTGTAACATCACTAAATGGAACTGTTTGACTGTCTAATCTAACACCATCTGCTGTATAAGCCGCTGATCTTGATGTAACACCTGTTCCACCTTTACTCTCCGGCAATGTGCCTGTTATTTCACTTACATTGATTGTGTTTGCTGTAAGTCTTAGTCCACTTGCGGCAAGAGTTGCTGTGAGATTTGTTATTGATGTTTCACCTGTTCCACCTTGTGATACAGGTATGCTACCACTCAATCTGCTGGTTGCTATACTGTCACTGGTAAGTTGTAACCCACCACTGCTAAGTTGTGCTGTGGATATTGTAGCACCTGTGGCACCTGCTATTTCAGTTATTGGTGTAAAACTAAGTTTACTTGTATCAATGCTGTTAGCAACAATCTTGTTTGCTCCTATGGTGCCATCTGTAACAAGTCCTCCACTAATAAAATCTGTTTGTGCGCCAAAACTTGTGCCGTTGTGTATATATGCGGCTTGTTGTTCAGTGTTAGAAGTATTTGTTACAACTACTACATCATTGTTTATAGGATCTCTGCCTACTTGCGTGTTAAATGCTGATGTAGAAGGTGCGTTGGTATTTCCTGTGCTGTCAAAGTAAAAATAACCTGCTACCTCGGGTATTGTTATGTTTGCGGCTTCGCCTAATGCTGTAACAACTGAAGCATCTAAATAAGCATTACTGATACTTTGTGGTATCATAGTAATGTTTAAGTTACCATCCACTGTGAATACTGGATCATTGCTGTCTATAATGGTAACAGGATTTATTTGAACATTTGCTGTCCAGTTATGTGCTGATGATGTGCTACTGAAAGCACCATAGCCTTGTTCATTACCTGCTCTTGTTCTATAATAATATGTGCCTGTGGGTAAACCTCTTACAGTAAACTCTATTTCTGTGCCATTACCAAATGTACTTGGTGTTGTTTTGTTCATCAGCAAATGACTATTACTGAAGTTACTGGCTTCACTATACCAAAGTTCTGCCCTGTCATATATACCACTACTTGGTGTATTTGTGTTTACATCAAACACTGGTAAACTCAATAAACTTCTTTCATTGTCAACTGTTGGAGTAGTTGTTTGTCCTAATCTATTGAATAAACTGATATCACTGTTATCTGCTGGTGTAAACTCTGTTATAGGTTCAACTGTATAAACATCAGCATTGTATTCTAAAGCAGTGACATCCACTAATATCATACCATCTTCTGTTTCTTTTTCTACAGTTTTCATTACACGATACAGTTTATTATTCTGTCCGTATATGTCTGTTTCATACAGTTTGATTACATCACCTGCGTCTACTTGTATAGCACTAAAGTCTGCTGTGAACTGAGCAACTAAATCTTCTCTTGTTTGTCGTAACTGTTGGTTTGCCAAATACTCTGCTTGTACATTGTTATTCACAAACTCCATTCGTATTGACATTTCATTATCCGGCTCATTTGCTTCACGCAGATTGCTTGGTAATGTTATTGTTGTATAGTTGTTTTTGTCTTTTTGTTCTTTATCGGGGAACTCTACTTCAACACTATTGTAACTACCACCTAAAGCAGTAGTAGTAAGTTTTATATCACTAACTATGTTGTCATCATTGAACACAAAAGCACTCGCCAATGTGGCATTACTTTCTGCCTTGTTTGCTGTGATTTTCCATTTACCTTGTTTAGGATCAAATGTAAAGAAACTGTTACAAGCAGTAAGCATTCTGTCTAAGTTAGTTCTACAATCTTCTCCAGTGTTTGCCACACCATTCATAGTGTATCGTTTTTGTGTAGCACTTGCTCCATCTTTGTCAGTATATGTTATAAGTTCATTACTGTAAGTGTGTAAATCACTTATAGCATTCATATCAATATCTGCGTTTGATATACCCGCACCGTATATATCCGAGTTTAAGTAATCAACTATAACATTGGCAGGATTATCTAAACTGTTAGTCAGTTCATATGTCATTGTGCCTAATCCAGTAAGTTGACTCTCCGGATCGTATGTTACTTTAACAACTGAAAATATTGTGTTGCTGTTTTTTTCTGTGCTTGTCCAATGATCAACCAATGTATGAGCATCGACACTACCCCTTAGAGCATTGGCAGAGTCTCCATTGCCGTCCCAAACATATACTTCTACATTACCCGCAAAATCTGTGCTTGATGTTCCATCTTCATCTACAGTAGATGTGACTGATGCGGTGCTACCATTGAATACTAATCTTTTGTCATTAAAAAACACATTGCCTAATGTTGTTGTGCCACTTGTTTTTTCTCCAAGTGTCAAAACATAAGTCATTGTTTGATTATCACTACTTATTGCGGCGTCAGTTATTATACCTTGTTGAAATGCGTGACCATAAACAACAGGCACCCTATATCCTGTATTAGGTGCCAGTTGTTGTCTTGTGCCGCCATTTAGACCAGTGGTGCCGGACGGAAAATCCGGCGCCATTGCTCTTGCTACTCCTCTACCTACTCCGTAAACTACTGCGCCTGTAATAACTGCGGCGGCTGTTGTTGCCGCAATAGTGCCTGCTAATGTGCTACCTAAAGCACCGCCACCAGCAAATAACAATGCTGTTCTTATAAAGTTAAATGTTGCGGCTATGGCACTAAAAACACCCATTACTTAAACTCCAAATACATAGTTGGTTTCTATTTTGTCCCAACCTCGTTTTTCTAAATCTATCTCCGGTGAGTTTTCTAACAGAGTCATTGTGAAGTTTGCTATTCTGCCTTTCTCCACCAGTATTTTACAAGCATCTGTGTATTCTTTTAATAATCTATATCCTACACTTGTATCTCTGTAGTTTGGTGATACCCACCATACCAGTTCATTCATTATTACCATTTTAGGTATCCATATATCGGGGGATTCGATTGACATAAAAACACCTGCCAAATCATCCTCTTCACCGTCTGCTAATAATAACAAACCTCTTTTTCTTATTATGTCTAAAACTTTTCTTATGTGATGATCATTATAATCATCTGCTTCTGCTTTTAATCTACCAAATGGTTGATAATCAGCAAACTCTTTTAAGCATTCGATGATTTTGTCATCATCTTGTGCTGTTAAACTGTGTCTTACTTTCATATATCCTCATATCTATCTACGCATTGCGGCACTACTACCGCCACTGCTGTTACCTCCGCCACCGCCTCCGCTTGTGGCGTTCTCTCCATATCCTTTACCAAAGTCAAATGCTGTTGACATAAGTGTTGCTACTCTATCCCAACTGCCATCAGTGGCAAATGTATCTCTCATACCCTGTTGATTTGTTTTTCTACCAGCAACACGGTTTTCCAATACCGTGTTTATGTTACTACATTGTAGAGTAACACTATGATAAGTGTCTTTGCTAAATGGTTCTCTTGTTTCACTTATGCTATAGTTGTTTATTATGCCTTTGAACCTTGTGTAAACTGTATTGTTTAACAATGTTCCGTCAGTTTGTATAAATCCTCTGTCTATTTGTATAGGAGCACCTTTTACTTTGCTGTTTAACACCAAACTCACATAGTCTTGGTCTGTGGGTATACCATTAAATGTAACACCAACATCTCCATTACTTACTCTCAGTTCATCTCTTATTTCTGTGAGTCCTAAAAGACTGCCTAAAGCAGTATAACTGTTACTGCCCACTGTATATGGTTTATAAGTGTTAGCAACATAATACACATTGCCTTCTATAGGACCTAATGTTACAAATATAACTGTTTGTATATTGTCGCCTTGAACTGCTGGTATATTGGTTGACATTACTGAATAACCTCCACAAACACAAAGTCACCATCAAATGTAAACAGTTGGCCGGGGATTATAGTGTATGTGGGCACCTGTAATGCTTTTATATGAAATGTACAGTTGTTAGCCACATTTAATGCTTGTCCATCAATGTTGTTACCATTATCACTTGTCGAAGGATATATTGGTCTATGAACTGGAACATCTGCTAAATCCAAAGCAATGTCACTGCCAAATACTGCTGAAGTTACTTGATATGTATATCTGCTGTTAGCAGGTTGTATATAATCACCTACATCAAATATAGTATCACCATTTGTTATACCACTAACACCACTTGTATCTATGGTTATTGTGCTACCTGTATGACTGTCTATGGTTATGTTTGCTAACTGTTGTGTAGTTAGTGTTCCTGCGTAACCCATTATAAAACCCATACCACTTGTTGAACTAAGTGTTATTTCTTCTTCTATTGTTTTGTTTTTTGTTTGTAAAACCTGTAGCAATCCTCTGTTAGCACCTGTAAACTCAAATGGTCTATTCACACTTACTGTAAATGTGTATATGGCATTACCTCTACTGGCTGTTTTTAACCTGTTGCTTCTACTCATTATGCTACTGGTTATAGGCATATTATCTACACTTATTGTAGATGCGTTATTGATTATTGTTTGAAAACTCATTAAAATCTCCTACCACTTGGTAAGTTGTTTGCTCCTTTACTTGCTACTGCGTGAATGAAATCGGGGTCTCTTGCTATCAAGGCTTGGAAACTTGGAGCATCTACTGCCTGTATGTTATAAGTTACACTTGTTGAACCGCCTCCCATTCTGTTGTTTGGTATAATAGAACCGTTGTTGTTAGGAACAAATAACTCGGGGCCATCTTCACCAACTATGTAAGGTTTATTGTTCATAACTGGACCACCAAACTGTTTCTTAGTAATATTACTGATACCACCACTTGGAGCAAATGTGGCACTATATCCAAAGAATCCAAATATACTTTGTAATGCTGTTTGAACAATCATAAGTCTTATTGTGTCAGCAATCATTTGTTTTATTGCTTCTTTGAATGTATTTTTAAGTGCGTCAATGGCATTTTCTCCTTCAAACAATGCGTTAGTTAAATCATTTGCTATGGCACTATCTATGTCTTTGATAGCATTTTGGAATATAGCCATATCCATTTCTGCTTCACTTAAACTGCCTTTTAAGGCTATTATAGCCGCTTCATATTGTTTAAGATCAATATCACCTACTCTAAATGCTTCGTTTATTGCTGACTGGACTGCTTCAAAGTGTTCAAAGTTTTCTACATCGCCTACTTCTTTAAGTAAATCTTGGAATCTTTCTTTCATATCTTCCAGTTTTTCTGCGTTAGCATCTACTGGAACAAATAACTCTCCAAATGCGTCCTCTACTTTTTTAACAGCATCTTCATATGCTTCAAACTGGTCTACAGTAAAGGTATCGCCTAACTCGTCTTTTATTGCTAATAACTTGTCTCTAAAAACAGCAAAGTTGGTAGGATCTCTTAAACTTTCTCCTAATCCTTTAATAGCATCCTGTATTCTATTGATTGTGGATACTGGCTCTTTATCATCATCGCCACCACT